AACCTACAGTTAGCCCTGGAATAACCTTACGCCAACTCAAATCAATGGTTCCTAGTGAACTTGTAGACAAAAAAGTAAAAGGTATAGATTTAGTGTACCTTTCTTTTCTTCCCAAGCCAAGAACCGATTGAGCAGCTATAGTAGTAACAAATGGCATTATGTCACTTCCCTAATCAACCAAGTACAAGTGAAGTATTCTACATACAAAGGAGTTGGATTAAGTGTTTCATCATAATCAGGAAAGTTGTCTGTAATCCATTGTTCACACTGTTCATATGTGTTTTCAGTGTGTAGACTTGTTCCGTAATCAGGTCCTGAAAAAAGTTCGTTGTTGCCTGGATCTTCTACCCATACTTCGTACATTTTTAAATCCTATTAGGCAAATTGTGTCATACCCATCAATACTTCAAATGTACCGCTGCCTGTTTTGAGTATTGTAAATGAATAAACATCTAAACTGTTAGCATTACCACTGGTAATATTGACTCCACCTTGATATTTTGGAGTAATAGTAGACCCGTCTACTTGAATTGTGTTGAAATAATAAGGTGTAGCACCATTGGTTAAAATTATAGCGGCAGTGATACTATCAATGTTGTTTAGTATACTGTCTAATGTTTCACTTGAAGTTGCTCTGAAATTAATAGTTCTGTTGGCTGTTTGTGCTGTGTTTAAGTACCACAATGCACCGTCTCTGAGATCAATGTCTATTGTTCCGCTGGTGGTAGCATTCAAGGTGCCATTTTCAATAATTTCAGAAAAATAACTTGTACCATCTACGGTAAGACCATCTGTTGTTGCAGTACCTGCTATATCAATACCAGTGTTGTTGGTAGTGAGTTTGGTACTACCATCATAAAAAAGTTGAACTCCACTATTAGCAGCGGCAGTAATATAAGTTTCAGCAGTGGTATAGTTACTTACTGTAAATTGTCCGTTGGGTCTTAGTGTTAGTACGCCTTCTGTATTGTCAACAAAAGCTGCACCACCTATACCTGTGTGATACATCTGTAATTCATTGTTGTCTCCAAGACGAATTTTATCATTGTCTCCGAGGTCTACAGTTTGTGTGTTGGCATTATTCAGTGTGGTTGTAGTACCTTGAACTGTTAAATTTCCCGATACTATTAAATTGTTTAGTGTGGCATTAGCTCCTGTATGAAACACAGGAAAGCCACCTGCTGTAGCACCATCATGCACAACAATTGTATTTTTGTCTGTATCTACAGTGATTTCACCCGCAGCACCAACAAAAGTATTGTGTTGTGTAGTTGATCCTCTTCTTAGTTGTAATGTTGTTGGCATTTTTTCTTCCTATTATGTTAATCCTGGTCCTAGGTCTTCTGCAGCAAAAACTATTGTTTTTTCACAATCAAAATTAGTAGCAGTTCCTATTTCAAATCCCAAAGTTTGAAAATCTTGTGTTAAATCTCCAAGATCTCCTTGTGGGAAAACAATACCCACAGAATCAAATCTAACCCATTGTCCGTTTTGGTAAACTTCCATGACTTGTGTGGTTGTGTTGTAAATTATATCTCCGCCTAATGCTCCTACAATAGCGTCTCGTTGTGCTGAACTTAGTCTAGCAGGTGTAAAAGGGGAATCTTTGACCAATACCCTACTAGCAGCATCAAGTTCAATATTTGCACCAGCAGTAAATATAGTACTGCTAGTACCAGTTACATTGATATTTCCTGTAACAGTGATATTATCAAACTGTACATCATCTGTGTTATCACCGTCGAAATCGCCTGATCTACTTGCAAAATCTGCTTTGTTTCTTACTCTACTCATACTGGCATGTACCTTATATCTATACTTTGATCTTGTAACGGAGCAACAGCAAATGTTAGTGTTGTTCCTGCCACAGTGTAATCACTGGGAGGTAATATTAGACCATCTAATATTACCAGTACACTGTCAGCTGTGTGTCCACTGGCAATTGTAAAATTAACTGTGGTATTATCGCCTGTGTACTGATTGCTTGAATATGTCAAACTAAGTTTGGCATTTGTAATTGTTCCGTCACCTACAGTTGTTACATTTGCAGGCAATCCCAAATAACGTATGTATATTCTAGCATTTAGTGCAGGAGCACCTGTAAATGTCAGTGTAGTTGAACTAGTAGTGTAGTTGATTGCTGGTTCTTGCACAATGTTGTCTACTAAAACTAACAGTGCTTGTGCTGTTCCTGGGTCATGGGACAGTGCATAATCAACTGTATTACCATCTCCTGTGTATGTATCGTTTACATAAAATCCTGTTTGAAGATTAGCAGTACCAATATATCCAAATTCAAACTGGCTGTTAGCAGTTGAATAAAACAGTATCTCACCGTCCAGTGCAGGGCCTGCTTCTACATCTGCTAGCGCAGTGATATTTGTTGTGGCAATTCTTGTATCAAAGCTAGTTTCAAATTCTGCTTGACTAAAACTTTCACCTGCTTCGAATCTACTCTGTGCTGCATTCCATATTATGGTTTGTCCGTCTGTGGGAGGCGTACTAAAGTCGACATCTGAAAAACTATCCAGCGTATCTGCTGTGTCTAACAGTCTATCTGTATTAAAGTAGGGCTGTTTATTGAATTGCCAAGCATCCAGTGCATTATCATATATTAGTGTAGCATTAGCACCATCAATTGTGATTCCTGCACCATCTGCTGCAACTGAATCTGCTGCACCACTAGCTATAGTAATATTAAGGTCGTCTACGCTGAGTTCGGTACTATTTATAGTGGTTGTTGTGCCGTTAACGACAAGATTACCCGTTACTGTTAAATCATTGCCAATTGTAACATCACTGGGAAGTCCAACAGTCACAGTATCAGTTGCACTTACTGCAACCTCTACTTCATTTGCAGTTCCAAGAAATGTAACAGTGTTGGTTGCGTCAATCTGCTCTGTTGTAACGCCGTCAGTGATACTAAAAATATTACTACTAAAACCACTAATTGTCAAGGTATTTGCTAAATCATCATAATTTAAAGTTATGTTGTTTCCTGCTTGCAACAGTTGACTAACTCTGTCATCTATGTTTTCAGGACTTTGGTAGAGATTGACAGCACCTTCTGTGATATCATCACTGTCAAATGCAGTGTTGACTCTGATTAATGCTTCCCAAATACCAGCCGTGCTGTTATACTTCCAGCCTCTGCCCAAGGCTTGATAGATATCACCATCTGCGGGATTATTTGGAAAGTTCAGTGCCATATGTGTATCCTAGTCTACTTACACATATTTATACTTATCTCTTGTGCTGAGTGACAAGTTGTGGAGCACCTGACGTAGAACCGTTTGCTATAACAGCTCTATTGCTGTTTGCAGCAACAGGTGCTGGAAAATTGTTACTCATTTTAGTAGTATAATCTGGGCTTGCTGTAATACCGCCAACAAACTTAGCAGTATCATAAACATACAATGCAGCTTGAGAAGTCAAATTGTCTTGTTGTGCTATAAATGCGTATCTTCCATCTGCGGATAATGCAACACCCTGACCAAAAAATCCTTGATTTATTGGATTTGGTGTATCAATGTTGTAAAAGTAACTACCTGTAGTTAAACTACCAAGATATGCTCTTCCTGCTTGAGTTAAGCCACCACTAGTTTCATTATAACTACCTATTAGTACATGACCAGCAGTTTCTGATATTGCAATCTGTTGTTGATTCCCCCGTGTAAAAAAAGAAGTTTGGGTTGGATTTTGAAACTCCCAAGTGTATGCCGGAGAACTTCCTACTGCACCAAATGTACTTTTGTCCCAAACATAAACTGCACCTTCGTATGTTTTAGGATTGTCTTCTGCCCCAGGTATACCTACTGCAATCCATTTGCCATCTATTGCAACACTGTATCCCATTCTATCAGCAGTACCACTGGGTAGATTGGGATTTGCTAGTATATAAGTTGCACTGGTGATCGAACCTGTACTAAAAGTGCTGATATCATACAAATAAGCAGCACCATGTGATCCTTGATTGGTGTGTGTAGTAGCAGGCGCACCTACTACAAGCCAACCATTGTGTATAGCTACTTGCCATCCAAACCACGAACTGCCGCTTTGTGTTGCACCATCTGGTGCAGTTGCAAACGATTCTAATGTGTAATTTGCACTGGTAATAGTACTGCCAACACTGCCGAATGTTGTTATATCATATACATAAACACGACCGTTGGTATTGTAATCATAATCGCCTATAGCAATATAGTTTCCATCTACAGCAACACCAGTACCAAAACCTGTAGAAGATGGAACTGGATTTTGCAAGGTATACAGCAAATCTCCAGATAGATTAAAAACATAAGCTACACCTGCGCCTGCACCTCCTAAATCTTCTCCTGTCGCACTAACAACAACATAGTTTTCACTCATATCTAGGTTACGACCAAAATAATCAGTTGGATCTGATGGTTCAATATCAGGATTGCTTATTGTAAGTTCTACACTCCAAGGCAACGGAACATATGGTAGTGTATCAGTCTCAAAATGATAATTATACCCAAAGCCTGAAATTTGATTTGCAAGGCTTAAAGAAGTGTTGGCACTGGCTGTAGATGTGATACCACTAGTCAGTGGATTAGCAGCCCCAACACTATTAGAACTAAAAGTATAGAAGTATGTGGTTTGGGTATTTAACTGTGTTAAATTCCTTGCTGTGTGTATTGTATATGTTGCACCATCATAGTCATATGTGATATTAGCAGCAACGTTATCCCATACAGCATCATAATCTAATTTTATCAAGTGAACACCTGATGTGCTGTCTCCTAACAAATAGACATTTCCTTGATAATCAAAGTGCATTACCATTAGCATTGCTTCAGGTACTTCAATATATGTAAAATCTCTATCCATGCTGCTAACACTAAGATCACTTTTAAAAGGCATGATAACTTGCATGTATTTGCTATTGATTATATCATTGTTGAGTGCATAACACCATCTAAGTTCATCAACTGTTGCTTTATTATCTTTGCGTTGTGCAAAAGTACTAGGATAAACAGCATCGCCCGCTGCAGATCCGCTATAAGGAGTATTAACACTATACGTCATTCGCCTAAGATCGTTGGTGGAAAGGTCTCTGTCATTTATTACTCCAAAGTATTGAGTGTTGTTGCTTGCTTGTATATCAAATATTACCCTGTCGCCTGTTTGACCTACAAACAAACAATGATTACAGAAACTAGATGCACTTGTGCTTCCTCCCCACACACTATAAGGAGAACTGCCGTACACAGTTGTTAGTTCCAGTCTATCTGCGCCATTGCCATTGTTGAATGATGCAATTATAAATCCATCAGTTTCATTTCCCCCAATAGTAAGCGGACGTCGACTGTAGCCACTGAATGAGGTGCCAACATTTGTGAGTGAAGTATTTGGAATAATTACTGAACTTACAATTGATCCTGTGCTGGTATTGAATTTAGCAACAAACATTTCATTATTGGTTTGATCATGTGCAGGAAGAAAAAAACTATCATCTGAAACACAGCCGCCAAGAGTATGTCCGCCGTTGGCAGCTTGAAATCCACTCCCGTACTCTATATTTCCGCCTAATTCAATTTGATCTACAATAGAACCGTCATCTGCTACCAACATTAGATAAGTATCTCCTGCTGATCCCGGATTACTATTTTTAGAATATATATAAAATCCATCTGTAACAGGATCATGATAAATTTCTGCTGTTTTGCCACTACCTAAATGACTGTAGGTTCTTTTTTCAAGTATATCTCCTGTTTTGTCCAGTAGTACTAATAAAAACTCATTGTTGGGATACAGTCGAAGATGAAGTGCAATTATACCTTTGCGATTGACAGCCAACGAACTACCAGCACTCATGGTATAATCGCCGCTAGCATCATGCACACCCATAAAAAAACTGCTATTAGGTAGTCCTTGTACTCTGCTGATTACGGATGCTAGTTGACTAAAACGTGCCATTATGAATAATCCGCTTCGTTAGCAATCACTGTCCAAGAACTGCCTATGCGGAATAAATTATAAACAAAAACATCTACACCGTTTGCATTTGAACTACTAAATGCAGTGCCAGCACTGTAGTTAACAGTTGTTGCAACACCATCTATTTGAAGTGCAGTTGGTACACGAGGTGTAGCACCTTGTACTACAACAACACTAACTGTGTACACATAGCTGCTTGCAGTGTCCATGTTTGTGATGTTTACTGTAAAGTCTGCTGCTGGTGCTGTGTGGTAAAACACTTGGGCGGAATTGTAGTTGTGTGCAACAACACCTGTGGCTGCAGAAATTGTTGCGATTTTTTCTCTGGTGGTTGTAAAACTACTTTTGTTGAGTATGTTCATGCCAGTGGTAATATCAATACCATTTGCATATCCTGTAGTACTAACTGTCTGGGTAACTTTGGCAATATCTTCAGCTCTTAACAGTAGATTTTCTTGACCAAAAACAACTATACCTTGATTGCCGTTAACAGTGCTTATTGATCCATTTATATTTTGATCCCCGCTTGTGCTTGGAGATCCGTCTGTACCTGTAGTACCATAGTTTATAAAGTCAATCCAAGGATCATCTTCTGGTCCAGTATCTTCGCCTAAACTCAAACCTAATACTGCACCTTGGTTGCCTTGATCTATTACAGTGCGTTCCACATGCATAACGTAACCAGTATTATTACCACTAAATTCAAAATTAGCTAGATCAGGATCGTCATTGCCACCTGTGCCGTCTATTACAAACCGAGCGCCGTTGCTTGCACCATTGCCAAAGCATTGAAAAGTCAATCTACCATCTTCTGATCCGTTGGTTACATCGCTCATTTCAGCAAAAATGTAAGCATACAGTGTGTCTGCGCCTGCACTGTCTTTGCCTACAAATCTAATTATTCCAAGATCCATACCATCTGATACACTAGTAGTAGTTCTTTGAAAATGCAGTTCAGGTCTAGAAGAGCTGCCTGTTTGATCATTTTGTAATATAATTCTAGGTCGCTGGCTGTTTGTGCTGCTGATAAAAATTTTATCATCACTAGTACTTGTTGCATCGCCTACTATAACGTGACCACTGTGATTAGGCAGTGTGATTGTATTGTCTTGTGTAGGATCTTCTACTGTGAGTGTTGTTTCGAAGTTATCTGCTGTTGCTCCTTCAAATATCAAGTTTCCTACCAGATTGACATCCCCAGCTGATAAGTTTCCTACCAGATTGACATCCCCAGCTGATAAGTTTCCTACCAGATTGACATCCCCAGTTGAACCAATGGTCATTCTTTCAGTGAATGCGGTACCAAAACTCATAACATTAGTAGATTGATTATAAGTGATATATCCTTTGTAGGCATTTGTCCCAGTTGGACTATCAGCAAAATATATATTACCTGAAGTACCTGCAGAAGAATATATAGTTAGACCATGAACAGCACTACCATCACCAATAACAACATCATTTGCATTACTATTGAAGTCTCCAGGGTTGTTTAAACCAACGCCAATTCTACCAAATACATCTAGATCAGCACTACTGATAGTAACATCATTGACCAATGTCCCCACACTGGTGATATTATTTAAATTGCCTGTTGTGATCACTGTACCCGTTGCATCAGGTAGTGTTACTGTTCTATCTGCTGTTGGATTTGTAACTGCAATTGTTGTTTCAAAATCATCTGCTATACTGCCTTCAAATACCACACTGTCAGTTAAAACACTGGTTGCTGTGAGTGTTCCAGTCAGCTGTAGATTGCCAGATACATCTGTCAGTGCAACTGTACCACTAGCATCTGGTAGTGTAATAGTGTTGTCTTGTGTGGGGTCTGTGGGAGATAGCAGTGTTTCAAAATCATCAGCAGTACTTCCTTCAAACACAATACCGTTGTTGTACAGTACAATTTCACCATCTGCATCTGGTATAGTAATTGTTCTATTAGCAGAAGTTATGCCTTTGGTAATCGTTGTTGTGAAGTCTGGATCAACGCCCGGCGTTACTGGGTCATCTGCTAGTAATAAATTTGTGCCTTTGATAACAAATGGTTGATATGCTGTGGTTCCTGTACCATCAAAGAATAAATAGGTATTTCCATCAATTCTAATATTAAATTCACTACCACTTATAGTATTTGTAGGATCTATGTCAATAAAAGTTGTATCGCCGTCTATGCTAAATTCACTATTTCCACCGGCACCTAAATTTAAAGTTATCTTAGGTTGCGAGCCTTGTAGTGTGACTTGCGCTGTTTCTTTGGTACTTTCAACTAGATTTAACCAAGTACTGTTGTAAACTTCAAATTTTGTATCTGAACTGTTGTATCTTATCATACCAGTAACTGGCGAACTTGATTGTTCAGCAGTTGATCCCACTGGCAATTTAACTGAATCTGTAGATCCTATATCCAGTGTTGCTTGAGGTGTTTGTGTGCCAATTCCAACAACACCCGATTGCAAAATAGACATAACACTATTACCGCTAATTCCTGAACTGTCTTCAAAAGTAATAGCATCGCTAGCAGTTCTGTACAATATAGACATACCATCTGAACTAGTATTATCATACCCGAACTGTATGCCATGAGATCCGCTGTTTGAACCTAAATCACCCAACTGAACAAGTGCATCGTTTCCGCTTACAATAACTTTTGATGTACCTTGAGATCCAACGCCTGTTCCGCCATTGACTTCAAAAAGAGCTGTAGGTTCATCTAATCCTATACCTACTCTGTTGTTTGTAGCGTCAATTGCAAGAATGCTTGTTGTAGTCGAAGAACTGTGAAATCCTGCAACACCACTTGATCCTACTTCTTCCAAAATAATATCGTCGACTGTTGATAAAACAAGTCCCAATCCTTTGTTGATTTCCCAAATGTCTCCTGCACTAGAATAATTTAGTGTAGCATTAGCACCGTCCACTGTGAGACCTGCGCCGTTTGCACTTGCTGCATCTGCTGCACCACTAGCAACAGTTATGTTTAGATCATCTACTTCTAGTGTGGTGCTGTTGATAGTTGTAGTAGTGCCGTCGACTGTGAGGTCTCCTGTGATGTTTACATTGTCTGCAAAGTTTACTACACCACTAAATGTGCCTCCGCTGCTGGCACTAACACTGTCTGCGGCATTAAAAGTTTTGTGAGATATTACAGTTATTTCATCATTTAATGATGCGCCAACTGCTAGAACAACTGTAGCACCATCTGTAGCTGTATAATCAGTAGGAGACAACAACACACCATTTTGAAAAACATCAATAAATGACGGTGTATAAGGCAAATTAAATGTTTGTTGGTTGGCTGTAGCAGTAAAGTTGTGTGCTATTCTTCTACCTGAACCTAAACTTCTTCCGATATATGGCACTAGAAAATCCTTGTAAATGTATTATACATATTTATTCATTATTCTTCATCTATGAAATTCCTTGCGGTCCATAGAGCATAAATGTATGTTCCTGGATAGGTGCTATTATTTCCCCAAAATGTATTGTTAACCAGATGATCTAGTTCCCAAACGTCAGGATTAGATGATAAAAATCTCTGCACCACACCGTCTTGAGTATTGTTATTTGCTGTCGGAGAATTAAAATCCCATCTATAGTCATTTCCGCTACTAAAACTCTCAACAGCAATTGTATTATTGGATAATGCTGGATCTGTTGTAATCTTTTTATACATAGCAAACTCAGGATTATCTTGTCCAGTTGAAATTGTAACTGTTGAACTTGTAGGGCCAGTAAATTTGCCTGTTAAGAAAGTACCACCTTCTTGTGAGAACAATACAGCTATGTATTTTCTGTTAGCACCTAAAACTCTTTCAGTACTGTCGTGACCTACAGTAAATTCTGTACTAGTAGGACTAACAGGAAACGGATATTCATTCACTGTTAATTCAGTTCGAGCTCCGGAAGAAGACTTATTAAGTTCAAGCCACTGATTGTTGGGATTTGTCAAGTCTTTATGATAACAAATCCAATCTCCTGTTCCACTAAGTGGTTTGATCCACATCATATCAGGAGTAGCTTGTAAGCCGTGTTTAATTGTTTGAGTAGAACCTGTTGTAACACCGGAATCACCTTCATAGACAAGTATATCCAACTCTTTGGGTGCTTTTCTCCACATGTGTCCTGTAGATGTATAACTAGAACCACTAACAGTTTGTCCAACTCTGTTGTTGAGCATCATACCTGCTTTGTAATCCCATCTCCAATCACTAGAACTAGTTAAACCTTGATCAGCAGATAAAAGCAAGTAATTGTTACCTAGTATTCTGGCTCCAAACTGAGGCATGTTTGTGCCACTGTTGTCCATCCATATTCCCATGTCAAAAGGACCATTGTTCACGCTGCGTGAATATCCAAATTTTGGCACATTCAAAGCAGTAGGGCGATCATTTTCGTCTGAACCTGGTTTCGCTGGGTTTTCATATAAATCTTTAAAATAAGGAAGTTTTAAAAGAGAAGTTGTAGACCCTGTGTATTCAAAAGGTAAATTATATCCACCGATTTCTGTTAACCAATTTCTCATTGTGTATCTAATTGCAACATACACCACACGTTTATTAGTAAGAGATCTGTGAGAAAGGTCAACATTAAAACCAACACTGTTAGAGTGTACACCTGTACCATTTGTTAGTGTGTTTACAGTACTAGAACTCCAGAATATTTCTTCACTGAGAAAAGGACTCATCCCTGTTCTGTTGTTATATTCTGTCCAATAACCGTCATCTACCGCACACAAAGACACCCACTGTGGATCCCATCCAATATCTACAGATGCTTTTCCGTTGGCATCTGTATCAAAATGCCCACAAACAATTTTTCCATTGCTTAAACTAGGATCATGTGCAAAAATATAAGCAATGTATTTGGCACCGGCTGCGTTAACTCGAGAATCTGTACCTACACTAAATGAAGAACTACTGGGTATTGTTTTACGCCAAACTGCATCATCTGCTGCAACGCCGTCATTTGCTACTTGATCATACCATCCAACAGCACTGGATTGATTTATTGTAAAATATCCATCTTGTGAATTTGATGCATCTGCACTTCTATGAAACACCATCCAATCTGCATCTGCTTGTAATAAACTACTAGAACCTATATCATAACATTTTACTATTATCATACCTGGTCTTTGGTTTAAGCTGTGTTCGATTTGTCTAGCAACACCTGTTCCATCATATTTCACTATATCAAAAAAGTTTTCTTGTTTTTTGATAACCTTTAATTGAGTTTTAGTATTATTAACATTAAAATTACTACCAAAAACAGAACCATGAACTGTACTAACACTGTGGAGAAACCAAGGAGTCCAATATTTTAAGTAATTATTACTGTTTGAACTGTTAGTTGTACTACTAGGAGTTATTAAAGTTCCTGTTCCTGAACGACCTCGTTGGCTGTCAATGAAATAATTTTGACCATTATTGAATGTCTTCATCCAATACAGCGCATCAGTTAGTTGTCGGGTATCTTCTAACAATTGATTGCTAGGAGTTTGTTTAGTAACATTTGTTTTAGTATAAGAAGTGCTGCTACTATGATTATAATCATTAACATCTTCATTAGCGTTTACTACTGATGTAGATCCTGAATATCTGCTCCAACCAAACGGACTGGCATCATTTGTAAAGTTTACTGGAAAAGTTGTATCAGATATAGAAAAATGACTTCCCCAAAGACCATTACAATTGTTGCCATCAGCGGGTATTTTAGCTACAAATACCTGCCGACGTTCATCCGAAATTTGCGTCTGGTTTTCACTTGTCAGACAAGAACCTATCAACAAAGGATCTCCTGCACTAGACATTGAAAGATAAAGACTATTCAAGTTGCCGTTATCGAAATCATCATGTAAAAAATCTATTTTCTTAGCCCAATTGTTAGTGTTACTTGTGGTTGTTACACCTTGATACCTCATTAATATACTGCCAATTAGTATGTAAATAGGATAATTTTCACTTGCATCACTGGAAAACACAACCCTTGAAAAACCAGGATTTGAATTACCTGTTGGATCTGTTATATAAAAACTTTTTACTTGATCTCCGCCTTGGCTGCTACTACCATCTAAAATTGTGCAATAGCCATATGTTTCGGTAGTAGTTCCACTTATAATTTGTTCAGCAGTACCAGTATAAACAACATACTTTGCATGAGCGCCTGTACTGTGTTTGTGACTAAATGTTGCATAGGTATAGATATTTAAAAAGTTACTAGCATTTGGATGATCCCAGGATATTCTATACCCTGAACCTTGAGATATATTAGAAGTGCTACTGCTCCAAGTCCACGATGTTCCCCATGAAACGTTACTGCTTTGTTCAGTTGCGGAGCCAGTTATCACAACATGCTCATCTCCACCGACATATGCCAACTGAATATCTCCTCTAGGGATAGATATGTCTGGGTCAATTTGCGGAACTGGACTGGTGTGTCCTACTGTTTTTACATGTTGTTGTATAGAACCTGTTATATCTCCGTTACTTTGTTGTACCCTTATTATTTTTCCCGATGTACTATCATCATAAAGATTCTCAATACCCCAGCCAAATAGCCATAAATTTTCTTTGGTGTCGGCTTCTATTAGTCTCATTCGCCATTGATCTGTGGCTGTGCCGCCGTTATCAACATAGCCATTCACTGGTTGTATACTCCTATCCCAAGCTGCTGAAGTAGAAGAACCATAACTTATATTAGCCGGAGTTCCATTCAGCTGATAACCATCTCTTTGATATTTTATAACTATAGCTTCCCATTCGTTAGTATTATTATTGACTCTGTCGCTACCTAAAGCAAACAATTCTCCGTTGGGATTAAGACAAGCATCCTCCCAATCATACACACCACTTGTGCCGAATCGAATCCATCGACCTGAATTGACAGTGAATGGTTGAAAATCAGTCGACTCTTCTAATACTATACAGTTGTTGTATTCGTTGCTCTGAGAAGAATATCCTCTGATAAGTATTCTACCAGATCCAGTATATTCTTTAATTCTTAAGTCCCTGGTATATCCAGGAAAAGTGTCATAGGTATAAAGAGTGCCTACTGTTGGAGTAGTTTCAGCAGATGGATATATAGGTATTGGTTCTGTTCTTTCTGAGCTGCCATCACCATACCATGTGTCAATATGAAACAAATCTTCTGTAAAAGAAATTGGAAGAATGTTACTAATAAATGTAGAGGATAGTAATCGTCCTGTGGTAGTTTTTAAAAAAGGCATCAATAATTACCCAAATGTTGATAAGCCAGCAAGTACATCATATGTTCCTGAATTGTTTACTAGAGTGAAATTTACCAAGTCTGTTTGGTTTGCGTTTCCTGTTGGAGCAGATGCGTTTAACCATTTAATGGTAACACTTGTGCCATTTACTGTACAAGTATTGGGTATGTAAGCACTAGCACCTTGTGTGATTATTAATGCTACACCAATTGTGTATGTCCCTGATGTAGGCGCATTAGTAAATGCTACTTCAAAATTTGCACTAAGACCGCTCACAGTTTGTGTGGTGTTAGCAGAACCTAATATATCTACTGTTAAAGTATTGGTAGTAACAGTTCCGACAATATATTCTTCCCATATAGATCCTTCGACTTTAAGAACACTGCCAACAACCAAGTCTGAACTAAAAGTTTGACTTGCTGTAAAGTCCTGAGTGCTTTCAAGCAGAGCTACAGTACCAGTTGCATCCGGAAGCGTAATAGTTCTGCTAGCGGTAGGGTCTATGACAGTTAGTGTTGTTTCATTACCATCACTCGTTGTACCCTCAAACTGAAGATCAAATCCTGTGCCTATCCTGACATAATTTGAGCCTGAGTTTATATTATGAGCACTAAGTGCTTGTGTGCCACCAACAAACACTCTCCAATATTCTTGTGCAGGTGCCCCTGTGAAATTGAAACCTTCCATATAAATGCCATGAGATATGTCATCAAAGTAGATTCTATTAGTGTTCCCATTCATGATAATATCATCAGAGAAGGTTTGTTGTGCTGAAAATGTTTGGCTGTTGTCTATAGTTGCAACTGTACCAGTTGCATCAGGTAGTGTGATAGTTCTGTCTGCTGTTGGATCAGTTACAGTTAGTGTTGTTTCGAAGTCATCTGCTGTTGCTCCTTCAAAGATAAGGTCACCTGTAAATAGAACATTACCATCCTGCTGTACAGACATAACCCTGTTGCCAGAAAGCCCTGAGCTATCCTCAAAGGTAATTGCATCACTAGCAGTTCGATACAAGATAGACATGCCATCAGATGAAGCAACATCGTAACCAAAATGAAAACCATGAGGGCCATTATTACTACCCAAATCACCCAACTGAACAAGTGCATCACTTCCAGTTAAAAAGAGTTTCGTAGTGTTTTGCGCTGTTCCAACGTCTATTGTAACAGTATTGTCAGTGTTTTGTAATAAAACCGTCCCTGTCGCATCAGGCAGTGTAATTGTACGGTCAGCGGTGGGGTCAGCGACCGTTACAGTTGTTTCAAAGTCGTCGTAAGTTGCGCCCTCGAATATAAGGTTACTACTACCATTCAAGAAGTAGATACTATTTCCCCACATCCTAATATCTTTAAAGAACGTAGCACCTTGTGTTTCATCACTGTAGAACGTGACTACATCATTATTATCGATGTTGATCCTAAGAGACGATGATGTTTCTACATTGTCTGGGTCAACTCTGATTTGCCATGCATCACTATTGGCGTTTTGTTTGTTAGTGATTTGCAGCTTGCTTTCAGCAACAGTCCCAGCAGTCCACTCGTAAGTGCTTTCTAATTCTATAATAGGATTGTCACCTGTCAGGTTGACAGTATCATTGCTATCAGCAACGACAAGCGTTCCAGAGACATTTGGGAAAGTGATAGTTTGGTCTGCTGTCAATGAACTTGGATCGAATGTCGCAGAGTTAGTATCTCCAATCTCAAGTTTTCCTGGTGCCTTAATTCTATCATAATGGAATTCTGCAGAAGTATAAGTACCGTCTGGTATAGAGCCACCGCCAATGTTAGTGACACGATGTTGAATTTCAAGATGCCCATATCTTTGACTATTGATCAAATCCACATCATCAATAACGCTAGAGATATAGTTGTAAGGTGCTCTGTAGCCTTGTCCTGAAATATCTCCGCCTTCAAATACAATTCGAGCTGTTGTATCACCAGCTGCGGAGTTTCCGTCATTTGTATCTCTCCAAAATTTTAATTCTGGAATGCCTTGCTGGCTCCCTCCGTTACCAAAACTTCTTAGTTCAATTACAGCATTGTTTTGACCAGCAACTTCTGGACGAAATGTCACTACATCATTACTGTTGCTCGAACCATCAATTTGGAAAACATGGTCTGCGTCTAGTGTTGTTATAGACGATAAATTATCAAGTGTCTGTGATGTTAGAGCAACCGTTCCTGTAGCATCAGGAAGTGTGATAGTTCTATCTGCTGTTGGGTTTGTAACTGTTAAAACAGTTTCAAAGTCATCTGCTGTAATACCTTCAAATGTTAGTGAATTTTGCACTGTGATTGTTGTAGAATCAACTGTTATAGTTGTTCCACTTACTGTTAGATCACCTGTAATCTGAACATTGTCTGTAGCTGTGTTTATTTGAGCGTAAGATCCAAATTCAGCTAGTTCTTTTGATTTACCCATCAGTTATCCTTACGATTGTTCTAAAACACTCACAATAGCATCAACACTGGTTGCAGTGTTGCTTACTACCACAATTGTATCACCTGCTTCTGCTATAAGTTTACCTTCAATACAATCTAATGTACTGCCTGTAGGTATAGGAGCGTCTTTTACTATGTGTACAGTATTGAGTTTTGCAGTAGCATTGATCTCAGAAGCTGTAATATTTGATAGTGTTAAACCAATAATAATACCTGTAGTAGCCACAGGCACAGTGTAAACTGTGGTGTCTCCTACTCCTACTCCAGATGCTGTATAGTTTTTAAAAGTTTGTGCCATTTTATTATCCTAGTGCAATAGCTAGTGCTGTTGCATCTTCAATTATTTCTTGATATTCTTTGTTGTCCAACTTGTCTGCATTTAAATTACTTACCAACGTATCACTGGCTACTACAAGGGGTGCTGTACCTTGAGCCACAGTGCTAGTCAATGTATTTACACTTATATCATTGGTAGTGGTATTACCATTTGTAGTAGCATTGTCCAATGTCACAGCAGGTGGAGTATATGTAAATGCTCCTGTATTGCTGTCATAAGACAATGCACCATTTCCACTAGGTGAGTTTGTTGTTATAGTAAGTGTAGGATTACCTGTAAAGTTTGCATAATCCAAATAGTATGGACTGTCTTGTCCATCTAACAAGTCAGCATCAATGCCGCTGCCTGATCCTAAATCAGCAGTTGTTAAAATTCTTTCAGTTAAAAAATAAGGTGCTTTGTTGAATACCCAACTGTTACCTGCGTCCGAATAAACAATAGTTGCATTAGCGCCATCTACTGTTAACCCGCCACCGTCTGCATCAGCTGATGTTGCTTTTCCTCTTGCTACTGTGATGTTAATATCTTCTACGTCTAACGTGTGTGTATTAAGTCTGGAGGTACTACCTGTAACTTCTAAGTTACCTAATATAACCACAGTACCCGAGTCTACAATAGATCCGCCTGGTTCTGCTGTATCGTCTGCTGCTGGGTCAAGATAAAAAGTAGCTGGACCTTTTATATTACCTCCAACTAAAATGTTATCTACTGAAAAATCTTTTGTTGACATATCTTATACCAATGTGCTTATTCTTGTTATTTTGTATTCTGTGCTATCAGCACTTGATGCGGTTGCTAGTAATCTAACATTTCCGCTGTTGACATCTGCATCCAAACTTAGTATACTAGCACTACCAGTAAAAATTGTGCCATAAGTTGTTATGTATGCACTACTACCATCATGAATTACAATAGCTTCTGCTGTTTGATATTCGTTGGTAACTGTGTTGGTGGCTTGTATTGTGTATTTGCAACTTCTGAAAGCTGTGATAGCAAATGTGTCTATAGCAGTGGGTGTTACAGTTGCTAGTGTAGTACTAGCAGTAGCCAGTGAGCTAACACCGTCAATCCTGATAGCACCATCTACGTGTAATTTTTCTTGTGGGCTTGCGGTTCCTAATCCAACATTACCTGAAACATCTACACTGATATTGTTGTGATTGGCTATGCCCAGTTGTTCTAAATTTACCAAATTAATACTGGTGGTGTAAGCATACACAATAATAGTAGTATTGTTTGCAGGAGGAGTATTAAATGTAACATCTCCGTTGGGTGCAATTGTGTAGTTTGCACTGTCTTCTAACAATCCGTCAATAAAAATTTGATTGTCATCTATGTTAGTATTACTAGTAGAGAATGTATCATCTGCACCGTTGCCTGTAAATGTATGAACAGTGTAAACACCTGAAGGTGTGCTGGTTACTGCGGCTGTGGTAACAGACGTAACTCTGCCTTGTTGATCAACTGTGATAACAGGAACAGTTGTAGCATTACCGTATACACCTGGAGTTACAGTAGTGTCGTCTAAATCTATACTCACTTGATTGTTAGTGACCGCAGTTGTAATTCCAGTGTCGCCTACAAATGTAAGTGTATCCACGCTTGTGTCTACTGCATCAGTTCCACTGTCACCTGCAATATTTAAACTAACACTGGTAAGACCAGCAGCCAATGATCCCCATGTTGCGCCGTTGTATCCTTCAAAGGTACTGTCATCTGTGTTGTATCTGATCTGACCTTGAACTGGTGTTGGGCGTTCTGCTGTAGTTCCAACTGGTATTTGTACAGCTCCGGTTGTTGATATTACTAAATTAGTTCCATCAAATGTAAGATTAGCATCATCTTCAAGCTGACCACTTGCACCTGCAATTACAACTCTATTATCAGTTAAATCGCTTACTATTAAACTGCTGACAGTTAGTTCTCCAGCAGCGTCCACTGATATTAAGTTATGGTTGTTTAATCCCAATGGATTTAAAGATAGTGTTACTAACTCCCCTGTAATCATAATATCAATTTGATCACCTAATAGAGGAGCAACAACAAAAGTTACGACACCGCTTGCTTCTGTATAGTCATTGATTGGCTGTAAAAGTACACCATTTAAAAATACTAAACTTACTGTACCTCCGTTTACACCTGTTTGTGTGTCATACTGTGTGGTACTGCCATCACCTGTGTAGTTTTGTTTGATAAATCCAGTATCAGCACCCGGTGTTGTACTGATCCATTCATTGCCTGTATAGATATATAATTCGCCTGTTGTTCCGGTGTCGAACCAAAAATCACCAGTTGAAATAGTATTAGTTGGTGCTGCCGGCGCTGTGTCTTGATAGTATGTGTTGGATGTAGAAAAGTCACTGAATACTAAATTACCACTTTGATCAATTATTAATATTTGACCATCTGATCCTCTTTGTGTAGGAAAAGTATAAAAGTTGTTTGTAGCACTGTCGCCGAAGGTTACCTGACCCAGATTATCAATGTTAAATCTTTCTGAATTGGCTGTATAAAATCTAAGATAATCTTCATCTGAATTTAATTCAGCAGTGATATATGTATCACCGTCAACATCTTTAACTCCGCCTAAACTTCCCCAAGCTGCACCGTCGTATCCTTCAAACGTAGCATCTGTAGTATTGTATCTGATCTGTCCTTGTGCTAGTGTAGTTGGACGTTCTGCTGTGGTGCCAGCTGGTATTTCTAATGCGCCTGTACCTAGTATAGACACTAGACCTGTATTATCGATGACCATTCTTTCTGTGCCATCTGTAGTAAATCTTATAGTGTCTTCGTCTGGTGTTGTTTCTAAGTTTATTCCAGTATCACCGTCGGTGTCAGACAACGATGTACCAGCACTAAGCTGTTGTACTGAAAAAGTAATAGTATCTGTAGCACCATCTGTTACTACATTGATTCCTGATCCACCAACAATTGTTAGTGTGTCACTAGGTCCGTCAGCCACAACATTATTTTGTCCGTTTACACTGATAGTAGTAAATGCACTAGCAGCACCCGAGCCTGTACCAACAACATTCCATGTAGAGCCATTCCAAAATTCTAAGTTGGTAGCATCTGTACTAAATCTAATATAACCTGGATTAGGACTGCCTGGTCTCTGTGCTTGTGTCCCTCTGGGCAAACCAATAGCACCGTTAGTATCAACTTCCATTACACTACCATTGTATGTGAAGTTTACATCATCTTCAAGTTCACCGTTGAGGCCTGCAAATACCACACTATTTTGTGCCAGATCTTCGACATTTAAACTTGCAATAGTAGCTTGACTGTTTACGTCTAGTGTGTCTAGTGTAGTTAAACCATCAACACGAAAGTTTTGTGTAATACTAGTATCGTTGAAAATCTCAACTTCTCCTAGATTATTGATTGTTAACCGCTGTACACCAGCAGTATAAAAACGTAGTGTATCATCATCCGATGCTTGTTCAGCAGTGATGTATGTATCTTGGTCTACATCTTTAACGCCACCTAGACTGGTCCAGCTTACACCATTGTAGCCTTCATACTGTGTTGTTTGAGTATTAAAACGAATTTGACCAGTTTGTACAACTCCACTTTGAGGTCGCTGTGCTGTGTTGCCAACAGGAACTCTCAAAGCACCGCTGGTACTGATAGTAATATTACCGCTAGCGGTGCTTATTCTATCTCTCTGATGATCTAGGTTTAACGCCATAGTAGTCTCTCACACTTAATACTACTATTTATGTGTATCAACTAGTTTAAAATACGATACTTGTATTCACTTGAAAAAGGATTAACTAAAAATCTATTATTACCGTTTTTGATACTTCTGCTGTCTGTGTAATCGTTATCTAGTCCTGTTGAATAGATACTACCTGATGCAGTTTGTGCTAACATGTATTTTTTTAACTGTGCAGGATTCATATGAGGATTTGCTTGTAGTATCAATGCTCCTACTCCACAAACTTGCGGACTAGCCATACTGGTTCCACTGATATTCATGATCTTAAAGTTAGTGTCTTGGGGATAATTACCTGTGTTAAATTCATTTATAGTACTACTTGTACTCATTATATCAGTACCCGGAGCGTACAAGTCCACACCAGGACCGTTTTCACTGCTTTGTGCTTTTTGTTCTAAGCCTCCTGAATGTACTGAACTATCAATGTTACCTACCACAATTGCTTCATCGTCGTATGGGCTTCCTCCTCTGTGATAATATCTATTAGATCCAAACGCACCACTATTGAAATAGTTGTTGTAATCAACTCCACCAGGTACATCAATTTTTTGAAAACTGTTTCCGGCAGCAACACAAACATGTATTCCTGCATCTATCATTTCTTGTAGGTCTGTGTCTACACTAGCAACTCTTACTACATATCTATACAAATTGTAAACACTCACATAAGAACCAACCATACCATAATCTGTTCTTCTGGTTGTACCTGTCCAATTTGTACCTCTGTAGTTTCCACCTAGTATATTGTAAAAATAACTGCCATATCCCCAACTCATGTTAACAATAGTAGGTCTTTTAAATCCAGTTGCTGGATCTACAGGCTTGTTGTTGTGCCATCCTTTTATAACATCAAAACAATCAGTGATGCTGATGCCAGTTCCGGGATCCCCGCTTCCTTCTAGTCCTGCTACTTTTACACTGTAAATATGAGATTCTTTAGCCCATCCGTATGTTTTGCCTGCAGCAATTCCTGCACAATGAGTTCCATGTCCGTTATAATCTCTATAATGATTGGCATTTTGAGTTCCACTTAATCCGCTAGATGTGTACCAATCTATTTGTTGCACACGAGACACGCCATTTTTGTCTTGAAATTCTGGATGATCTACTTGCAAGCCACTGTCTTGTATCACAACATCAACACCAGTTCCGTCTAGGTTATAGGTATATTGTCCTGTGTTTTCTGTTAGGTTAGAACCATAAGGATTATTAGTACCAATACAACGTCTCAGTCCCCAGTTGACAAAATTACCACTATCACTGGTAGTTTTGGTAAAGTCTGCTGTTTGTATTGCATTTCTAACAAGTTCTAAATCATCATCCTGATCTGGTGGTATTGCAACATCTACTACTCTAGGATCGTTTCTAAGAGCTTGTGCTTCTTGGTCTGTTAATGAATAATGTGTGTTTCTTTCACTCAACAATCTAGCATTGGCTACGTCAACACTACGACTAGGTATAGTAGTATTTCCGGTAGTTTGAGTCATTTCTGCTGCAAAACTAGCAGCATCAACGTCACGTTTTAAACTTACTATATATTCACGCTCAGTCAAGTTATTATTTCCTTGTAATATATCAAACTATGCTAAAGTTAATACCACCCGACAGGGTAAAGCTGCCTTGAATCTCAGTATCACTTACTCCAGGATACGGCGTATTCACAGGAATAGTTGCTTGATACAGTACTCTCGGATCGCCACCGAGTAAGGATTCATATGCGTGATCAGCTTGTGTCCAATCGGTATCATTTGGTGTTGTAGGTTCAGTACCTTGATTGAAAGAATCAGCTGGTTGTAGTTCTACATTATTTTGTATCCAATTTTTTAAATCTTCCCAGGTCCAACCTCGATTATACTGCATCACTGAAGCTAAAAGTCCTGCTGCCACAGGTGCTGCTGCACTAGTTCCACTAAAGCGGGCATCGTAGCAGTTGCCTGAATACACAGTTAAATCACTATAAGTATCATCTAACCTTTGAATCACTCCCTGATTTGCGACAGTGGCTGCAAGAGTTCCGTCACCAGGTGCATAAAAATCAATTGCAGATCCTGTATTACTGTAATCAATTTTATGCTCTATACGCACAAATGGGTACTGCATAGCATTTCTATCACTTAACGCACCAACAGTAATAGCCGGAAACTTCACTGTGGTGTTTCCTTGAAATGTTTGACTTTCTGTTTTACCTATGTGATTAGGGAAACCTCTGCGATTGGTTGTACCTGTTGTTTGCACTCCAAATTCGTAAAAACTATCCTGGTATAGTGTGTTTGTATTGTTGTTACTGATTCTATTATCGTAGTTAGGATGATCAGGATTTACTATCTGTTGATTACTATTACCGCCTGAGCTAATAAAAATTACGCCAGCTTGTATAAGTTCATCTCCTGCTTGCGTCATACTGTTGTCATACATTTCACTAGACCAGCGTCCACTGTCTCCTTTGAGTCCATTACGACTAATGAATCTAGGTTCCCAACCAAGACCATCGTATGAAACTGCCGGATCTGTTCTCCAATACCAATAGTCACCGGTTTTATCGCTATACCCCGGATTGTGATCATCACTGCCGCCGCTTCTGTATCCCCAACTGTTTGAACTTATTGTAGGGTCTTTTGTGCCATACAGTGGGTTAATTGGTTTATACTGATGAAATATTTTTTGAATGTCGAAGCCACGTTCAAAACTTCCAATATTGTTAGCTCCATATAGATTCATCTGCCATTTATTAGAATTATATGCCCAACCATGAGTTCTACCGTAAAGCAAACTAGCGCACTGTGTTCCGTGATTTGCTGAACTAGGCAGCGTTGTAGGACTTCCATGTGCATTATCTCTAGTATAACTACTAGGCACTAAAATGCTACCAAAAGCTGCGAATTGCGGGCTACGCTCTTGAGTGTATTGCCACCAACTACGTGCAATACTTTCAACAGGCACAGTTGTACCGTCCCATCGTGTTGTTAATCTTGTACCTGGACTTGCATCGAACCAGTCTGGATCAATATAATAAGGAGCATCTAACACCAAATCTAATACATCACAATATCCATCGCCTGGTAGCACATTTCCGCCTGTATAGTCAGATGGGTTCACTGCATTAGTAACACCACTGTTAATAAACTCTGTGTGCCCGATCCAAGAGCCATTGTCAGCACAAATAACATCCGTATGTTCTCCTGCACCAAATTGTCTAACTTTTTCACTGGCTCCCCACTTTGGGCTTGGTTTTTGGGTTGGATAATACCCAAATGCTTGATCTTTCCAATAATATTCTTTGCTTTGCATCCTGACAAACTGATAACTAGCACGGTTGACAGTAGGTTGTTCAGTCGAGAATTGACTTGTTACTACATAAACGCCTCCTCCACCAAACTCAGATTCTTGGAAATCTGTCCATGTCATATAGTTTAAGTTTGGTGTTGCCCATCTTTCAGTTTTTACTGTTCCTAAAATTCCGTTGTGTAATTTATCTTCAGGTGGCATAAGTTCAGGATACCTGTTAAAACTTTTATTAATAAACTTAATTCTACTATCTAATGCAAGTGTTTGAGCTTCTTGTTCAGTGAGCAAAAACTCACCACGAACAGCACTATGTATCATATCATCAGTGCATGTACACGCTCTGTCAGGAATAGTATCTGGTGTTGCATCACTTGTACACAATTCGTCGTGTATTTCTTGCCATTGCTCTGGAGTATGTGTTCCGAGTGTATAATATCTTTCGGTCATGTTATGTCCTTTACAGTGCTGCTATTCTTGATTGAAAATCAGCAAAATCTGTACTTGCTGCTACTTCAGCTTTAAGTGTTGCTAAACTAATGTATGCTGTCAAATCAGTTGTTAGTGCTACTGTACCGGTTGCATCTGGAAATGTAATTGTTCTATCTGCTGTTGGATCAGTTACTATGAGTGTTGTTTCAAATGCATCATCGGTAAATCCTTCAAAAACAACCGAACCAAGTTGTCCAATTTGAACTTGACCAAGATTTTCTATATTTTTTCCATCTGCATCTAAGGCGCCGCCAAGTTTTGGAGTTGTATCATCTGATACTCTACTGAAAACATTACCATTAACAAGATTACTTGTATGTACATCGAACCAGGACTGCTCTATTAAACTTGGTAAAACTATATCATACCAACGAGTTACATGTGCTGGATCTGGATTGTTGTTTGTACTAATGTTTAGCCAGTACAAACTATCAATTGATCTAATTGTTGGAGGAACAGTACTTAGGTCAATATTACCATACTCAAAACCATCACTGGCTATAGTTTGAGCCCAAGTTGCAAAATCAGCTGGTGTTGTTGGATTTGCTGACCATATATTAGTAATTTGATCTACAAAATCACTTGATGGTAATAAATTATCATATACAACTTTGGTCATTGCAGCCCAACTAGTATTAGTATAAATTTCAAACTGATTGTTAGAGCTGTTGTAAATCAAGTCACCGTCTTCACTGGTCTTTGCATCACGTTGAGTGGTTGTAAAACTAGCAATTTTAAATGGACTTTGTGTAACTTCTACTCTATCAGTAGCACCTGTGCCTGCTGTGAAATTTATATCTGTTGAACTTGTTATTGTCGGGACACCAACGGCTGTACTGGTAACACTACCAGTAATATTAATATTACCTGTGCCGATGATATCATTACCATTCATGTTTAGATCACCACCAAGTTCTGGTGTGGTATCATCAACAACATTTTGAAAACTGCTTTGATCTATCCAGTCATAATCGCCACCGCTCCAAGATAGTATCTGATTAGCAGTTGCAGTGCTTTGATTTAGATGTGAATCAACATCTGAATTTGCATAACCTGCATTGTCGACCCATGCATAGTCTGATCCATTCCAACTTAATACATAACCACTTGTTGGATTTGATTGATTGAGATGTGCATCAACGTTTACATCGCCGTATCCAGTTGTTTGTGCAACCCATGCATAGTCTGATCCATTCCAACTTAGTACTTGGTTAGCGCCTGCAGTGCTTTGATTTAGATGTGCATCAACATCTGAATTTGCATAACCGCCGCCAATCGGTCCCCACGCACCATTGGCGTAGCCCTCAAACTGAGTATCATCTGTGTTGTAGCGTAGCATGCCATTTTCAGCAATAGACGGACGCTCTGCTGTGGTGCCATTGGAAATCAAAACTGCACCAGTAAGGCCAAGAGTAACATCCGCGTTGGTGTCATTTAAGACTAAGTAGCCTTGCGGTGTGCCGCTTTTAGATGCGGAAAAAGTTACTTTGTTTTCTTCTGCACCATCTGTGACATTCGTTGTCGTACTTTGAATACTTCCATAAGTATGAATAGCTGCCGCACTATTTTTTGCAGAAAAAATTATAGATGTAGTGTCTATTGTAGATGGGCTAGTGGTGTTGTGATAAAGATACACCAATGGTCCAAATCCTCCATCACTATCTCTCTCTATAGAGTAGGTTGCATATGGTAGTGTTTGCCTATGAATCATATTCCCAGAAGTGCTTAACAGAGCCTCTCCGGTTACGCTTGCACTAGTGTCCAAAGAGATACTAAAGTCATCTGTATCGCCAAAGAATATTTTGTCGTCATCTGCAAAATGAATATCGCCATTGGTGTCTTTTATTACAACATCATCGGTGATTCCATAACCTGCTATTGTGGTTGGTTTGTTTAATAGTGAGTTAAAATCAGTGCTAGCAGTTAACGATTGAGTAGCAACACCATCCGAAACATATGCTGTAAACGCAGTTCCATCTACACCTGAAGTTAGTCCTGCGTCGGTATATAGTGCCGCAGTAGTACTTGTCAGAACACTTACATAATAACTATTACCATTGAGTTCTGTCATACCAACAACATCTGTGATTGTAACACTAGCAGCATTTGTAAAATTATGTGCTGCGGTAGTAGTGATAACAACAGGATTGGCTTGTGTTGCTCCTGTGATAGTTGCAATAGGTTGAGAAGTAAATTGCGAACTAGCCCATTCCTGTGTGGCCATTGTTCCGCTAGCATCAGGCAAAATAATGTCTCTGTCAGCAGTTACACTGGTCGCTTGTAACTTGACTTCAAAATCGTCTGGCACAGTGCCTTCAAAAATTAGTTTAGTTCCTTGACTAATCCATATATTACTAGTAGGATAAAAAACAATATCCTGATCTGATTTAAGTTCTAAATCTCTTCCGCTTGCTTTGATGGTGGTCATAACAAATACTCCTCTTGTACATATTTATTCATTACAGTCATAAAAAAACAGGCTCCGAAGAGCCTGTTTTATGTTTGTTATGCTTATACCTATTAGGTAAATGCAAGCTGGTTTGTTGTAACAGCAATTTTTGCAAGATAGTCAGCTGCGTTACCAAGTGATGATGCTTGGTTGCTTAGTTCCACATAACCATAACGTGTCATGAATGACACAACTGGTTCAAATGTTTGTGGATCTAGTACTGTACCGCTTGACATCAGTGGGATGTATGGGCAGTAGAACGCCGCTGCGTCTGTTTCTGTTGAACCTTTGTAACCAACTAGGACATCGTCGTTAGCTGCATACTGGTTTACATAAACACGCATTGTGCCGTTTAGTGTACCAACGAATTTTGTATTTGTTGGTGCTTCAAAAGTACCTTCTGTGCTACGTGCAAATGCGCTTGTTGTCGCACTTTGTAGAACTGTTAGTACTGTTGGGCTTACAACTGCCCAGTTACCTGCACCACGACGTGTACGTGCTGCAATTGTGTTTGCATTTTTGTTGATTAGAACTGCAAGAGCTGCATGCTCGTCACCAACAAATGTTGCTGTACCACTTACGCTACCTTGTGCGTATGTGTCAGCTGCTGCACCAGCAAGACTTGTTAGGCTTGCAATGATTTCTTGGTCGATTTCAGCAGTAATTTCTTGTGCAAGTGCTTGCATAATTTCTGCTTCAACGTCAAGACCATGCATGCTTTGTGCGTCTTGTGCTGCTTCAAAAGTCCAACGTGCTGATAGCTTACGTGATTTTGCTTCAACAGTTTGCTTTAGAACTTGAATGCTTAGTTTCTTACCAGCTTCACCTTCTAGAGCTGAAGTTGCTGCGCCGCCGTTGCTTGCTGCATCGCCTGCGTAGCCTGTTGCAATTGCGAATGGGCTTAGTGCTTCATCGCCTGCTACGGCTGTGTCAAATGTTTCTGCGTAACGTACACGTAGTGTGTGGATCTGACCAACTGGGCCTGTCATAGGCTGAACACCAACGATCTCGTTGGCAATAACAGTTGGCATAACACGTCTAATCACTGGAAGGATAACCTTGTTAAGGGTAGCAATGTTACCACTTTGAGTTGCACCAGCTGTAACTGCCTCTGCGAGATAGTTCTTGGTGTTTTCAAGTGTTGTTTCCATAACTTGCTTTTTTGTTCCAGTTAGACCGTCTGTAAGAGCGGATTTAGTTTCGCTCCAATTTTCCATTAGGTTGTCTGCCATTTTCGGTCTCCTTAACTTATACCGGCTAATTTACGAAGGTTAATAATTTCTGCAGTCTGACCAGCTTCTGCTGACTCTGTAACTGCTTCTTTATTTCCAGTGATCTCTTTTGAAGATTCACTTAGTACCTTCTTTTCTGGTTGTTTAGCATCTTCTTTCAATACAGAAGGTAGATACTTGTTGAATGCACTTTGTAACTTGTCTGTTTGTGTACTTTCAAGTAATGCACCCATGATTTCTTTTTGTTGCTTGTTAAGCGGTGCCATCATCTCTTGCATGACAGCTTTGCGCTCTGCTACGTCTGCTTTGATGCGAGCATCTCTTGCAGATTCTTGTAGCTGAACTTCTTTTTCAGCAACTTTTGCTTCAGATTCACTAAGTTTAACTTGTAGTTCGTCCATTGCTTTGTTTAGTTTTGCAACTTCAGTACCTTCATTGAGGTAGCTGCTCATAAACTCTGCTGCAAATGTTTCGAAAATCTTACGTCCAAAGGTATTTTCTTTGGCTGTTTTGATATCTTCACGTAGTGTTGTAAGTTCATTCTTGATAGTATTTTCAAGAATTCCCTCAATCTTTTCTGCAGATTTAGCAATAAACTCACGTTTTGTTTCGTTAATGACTTCTTTGCCTTCTTTGATCATTTTGACTTTTGCTTCAACTAGTGAGCGTTTGTCTTCATGAAACTCGTTGAGCTCTTTGGTCAGTTGCTCCATAACAAAACCCTCTAGTTGGGCCATGTTAGTTTCTTGCAACTTGCGGTCTTCGCGAAGTTCGTTAATTTCTTTGCGAAGTGTATCCATCACAAATGAATCAAGCACTTTAGCATGCTCTTTCATATGTTTGCGATATGCTACACGATCTTCTGCAACTTTGGCTTTGTCTTCTTTGAACTCTTCGAGTTCTTTAGCAATAACATCACCAATCATTGTATCCATAGCTTCAACAATTTGCGATTTGTCATTTTCATAACGTTGTGCAAATTCTTCTCTAAGTTCAGCTGTGATTGCCTCACGAGCTTCTGTTAGCTGGGTTTCCCAAGCTTCGGATAGTGAAGATCTAACCTCCTCGGAGAGCGCATTTGAGCTTAATAGTTCATCCATTGCATGAGCCATATTAATCTCTCCTATACTTCAGGTTTTTAATAAAGTTTGTCACCTCTTCCTGGAGATAACGTTGTGCTCTGTTGTCGTGTCCTGCTGCACTAGCGACATCCATTAGTACATTACCCCGTCTATGATTCATAATTCTTTCATAGATTGGATCGGGATATGCATCCGGAGCACTTGGATTTGCAACTATGTCTACAGTAATAATTTCAAAATCTTTAACTATTCCGTTTTCATTTACATTGCCGCTGCCTCTACTTGACACGCCTAGTTTTACACCACTCTCTAATAGGGTTTTACAAATGTTTCCCATTGGAGTTGGCAATATTTTCAGCTTACCGATACCGTTAGCACCATCAATATCCATCTCAGTAATCATGTGACTCACACGATCAAGATTAATATTTAGGTCATCTGGGTGATCAGCTTCACCTAATACACTGTATCCTTTTTTGATTTTTTCATTGATCGCTTTAACAGCACCATGAATTTCTTCTTTTGTGTAGATACGGTTATTCTGATTGCGTACATCGCCTTCAATAAAGATACCTTTCATATAGAGGCTTTTGCCACCGTTAGCTTCTTCAATAGCTTCGGTGACAATATTAGCCTGACTATAAGTTAAGTGCTCTTTGAGCGAGGTAAACATATTACTTCATTCCTCTGATTGGACTGTCGCTTTTGTTATCTTCGCTCTTAGCTGCTGGCGCTGAGCTTAGATCGCCTGCTTCTTGTGGACCATCAACGCCCATATCTTTAGCGGCTGGAGCAGGTCTACCCTTCTCTTCTCCGCCTGGTGCGCTGTGTGCTTTTGCATCGTTTGGTGCAGATGCATTGCCCGCAACTGGTGATGCTTTGTCGCTGCTATCACTGTGTGATACATTAACCGCTGTCATTGTTGCGCCTTCTTCCATAGGCTCAACTTCAGCTTCTTCTTCCATTTCTACGGATTCTTCTGCTGGCTCATCGCCCATCATATCAGCAAATGCTGCACGTAGTTCTGCAATTGCATCTTCTACGTTGTCCATGGCCTCTTCTGCTTCTGCTTCAGGGCTTTCTTCTTCGCCTTCATCATCAGCTTCTGGTTCCATGTCCATTGCTAGATCCATTTCTGCATCTTCGTCGTCCATGTCCTCATCGTCCATGATTTCTTCTTGCTCGATTTCTTCTTCAGCTGTTTCGATATCATCAAGGAAATCTTCTTCGGCATCAGAAACATCAATTGCTTCTTCTACTTCGTCGTCCTCTGAATCATCGTCAGCTTCATCAAGATCGATAGTTTCGTCAAGATCCTCTTCAGTAATCTCGTCTTCTACTACTTCATCGTCTTCTGTGATACTTGACCAATGTGATTTGGCTTTCTCAACAAAAACGTTGTGTAGGAGATCAGCAGCTTTGTCCTGCTCATCGTTGACGAGATACTCAAGAACCTTTACTAAAGATTCCTTGTGTTCGCTCATATCTTTCTCCTTAAAAAATTACAGGCTTACCAAGATGGTTTACATCTATATTTAGTAACCAAGACGTTTTACTTAGTAAAACACCTAAAAAATGGGTATTTTATGACAAAATTGTCATGATAAGTAAAAAACTTGGAAAAAATTTAGCCTTGAGATGGGGTAGCGTATATTTTTTGTATTCTTTTGGTTCTATTAGCATGTTCAATATTGTGTATTTCACGCTGCTTTCTCAAACGATTTAACTGTCTGAGTGTTAGTCTACTCTTGCGAGTATCTGTTATTTTGCGTTCTGCATACTCATTATCTTCTGCATCATAGTACTCTTTTAAAAATTCCTTATCACGCATTTTCATCTCCTGCAGGTGAATTCTCTTCACCGCTAATAGGGCTACCGCCCTCTAACTCATCTGTTGTAGGTGCATCAACATCTAAGTCTGACACATCTGTGTCTACATCAAAACTTCTAACACCTACATTGCCCAGTCCTGGAACAGTCTCTGTGCTAGCTGCGGCTCCGCTTTGATTTTCTTCTTCCCACATGCGCTCGTTTTTGAGGATTTCATCTTCAGTCCATCCTAAATACTTTTCAAGTATAAAGCGTCTACTCATATAAGGAACACCTTCTAGTCCACTGAATACATTAGCACGAGCAGCATGTATTTCAATTTCTTTGTATGTGCTAAAGCTCTGTGGCTCTACAAACTTGAGATTGAACAAGCTACTGTCAATGCTAATCCCTTTGTTTTTCATAAACAATTTGAATTCTTTGTCCAGTGTAGGTGCTAGTGCATTTTGCAATCTCATACAGTATTGATTGAATCTATACTCTTGAATAAATGCTGTACCTACTCTGCCGTCCACATAGGTTGCAGTTCCATCTTCTGGACCTGTTGGCAAATAACTACTGGGCACACGTAATGCTCTCAGCATTTTGTTTGTAAAGTAACGTAGGTCATCAATCTGTCCCAAATTCTCACCGCCTGGTAGCACTTCAACTTTACTACCTCTGCCTTCAGCAGTTTGTGCAAAGAAGTAGTCTTCCATGATGCTCAGTGGATTGTATGCAGCATCCATAATAGTTGTGCCGCCACCTGTTTTGTTGGGAATACGTTTTTGATGAATTTCATTTTTAACACGCTCAACAAAGCCCATTGCTTTGTTTGGTGGCATATTGCCTACATCTACATAAAATACTCTGCGTTCTGGCGCACGTTGTACTCTGTAGATAATAATTGAATCTTCAAGCAGTTCTTTTTGCTTGTAGGTTTTGAAAATTGGATCTAGTATACTACTACCAAAGGGCCAGTTGTTGTCCATGCCTTCTGTAAGTCCAAGGTGTACAATATGGCTAGCATCAACACTGTATTCTTTGATGTTGCCCAAACTGTTGCTCATGTCGCTTGGACCAGCACCGTATGCACCTCTGTCCATGACCTGTCCACGCATCATACTGTTGACTGTGCCATATGTTTGTGCATGCTGCACAGGCTGACTAACAGTTTTCTCCTGCATATTCAAGTCAATGTTTTTGACAATGTACTGTTCAGGTTGCTTGCCTTTGGCTTCGTTAACAATGGCTTTCATAACATCAGCTGGATTTACATAGTACAGTTCCCAAGTTTCAGGATCTCTGATGAAAAATTGATCTCCATACTTGATGCTGTTGCGGAACATGCGGAAAATACGCTTGTCCCAATCCTGCAAGTTACACCATTGTTGCAGTGTTTGTTCTAAAATTTTTGTTTCACTTTCAGTGGCTTGATCTACATAGTCAATTGCAAAAGGTAAACCTGTTTGTTCACTTACTTGTGTACTGAATTCACTGATGATGTCCAGTGCAGCATTGATCTCGCTGTCCATGTCCATTTGGTCATACTGTACATAACGCTCAACACGATTAGGTTGACCACTGTAAACTTCTGGTAGCCAGCTTTGAAAACGGCTAGCACTACTGGGTTTCATGCTTTCGACGTTGTGTCCGCCGTATGCTGTAAAATGTTTTTTCCAACTCATATGAATTCTCTTTATCTAATTATAGTGTATTTATTCGTTTTGTCAACCTGTTAGTTACCATTCAATGCATTGACTAGTTTCGCTAACAATGCTTCAACCCTGCCTAAATGCGCTGGATTGGCAGGGTTTGCTATGACATCTTGCATTAATTGATCCAGATCTCGTCTTAGGGTCGGATCGTTTACATTGCTTGCTAGATCTTTCATACCCGCTATTAATGCATTGACGTTTGTTGGCGCTCTTGCTAACGCTAGAACTTCTTCAGGAACAACACCACTAAGTTGTCCTACTAAACTTCCTGTAAACAGTTTATCAGTAATTTTTCTAACATCTCCCTGTGCATACTTGAACTTTGGATCCATTTGACGCATGATTGGTCCAAATGCAGTTTCTCCAAATACTGTTCCAGCTGCACTTATTAGATTTTTAAATGCTTGACTGTCCAGTGCCGCAATAAATTTGTCAGCCATGTTGTTTACACTTTCTGATAATTTATTGAGATCTCCGCCACCTACTTTGATTGCCATCTCTGTTGTTCTTGCTTTGATTTCAGCAGCAACTTCATCCATTGTACTACTTAAACCTCTGAGCCCTTTGTTTTTTCCAGCATCTCCGATAATATCTTTCATAGTCTTATCAAATTCTTCTGTAAAATTTTCTACACTTTGTGTTTGTTGCTGGATAGTCAATACAGTATTTGCTAGGTCACTATTGAATGCTGCCATAGTTCTCAATTGCGCTGCATCGATTGCACTAGAATTTTTAAGACCTAACACAAGATCTGCACTTATTTTTGCAAAATCTTCTGGAGATGTGCTGCCGTCAGTTACTGTTGACATGACATAGTCAATAAGATCAGACGCTCCTTGATCTAATACGCCTAGTAACTGCGGAGCAAATGCTCTAGGATCTATTCCTGTCGAAACACCTTGTAGTATTGCATCACTAATCTGTTTTCCTGCAGGACCTAAAGCACTTAGGTTTTCTGCCAGCACCCTGAAACGTTCTGCTGTTTCATCACTTTGTTCACTTAAAAAACTTTGAGCTATAACATTTCTACGTGCTTCTAGCCCAGCTTTTCTTCTTTCTTGAACGTCTTGACCTGTGAGTCTTGCCATAGCTTCATTTATTTTTAAACTTTCAGTCATCTGTTCAGTAAGTTGCTTTTCAGTAAGATTTCTCAATCTTTCTGAACCAATTGTTTGACGTCTAACTTCTAGTTCGTCTGCTAGTATCATGGCCATTTCGTCGCTTTTGGTTCCAAAGAAACCAAATTCTCTAGTGCCTTCTCTAACGGCTGTTGCTAAGTCTAAAAATCTTCTACTACCTTGGTTTGTGTTATCTCCCAAGCCTTTCATGATACTGCCTTGAGTACCAACAATTTTACCGAACTGATCCAGTGTAAGTCCCAAGCCAGCAGCTTGATCTTGTACTTGTAACAAATCGTCTCCAAAGCTAACACCAACTCTACTAACTTTGTTGAGTACTTCTCCCAATTGTTCCATGGTACCAAATACCATGCCAAACTGAACACCTATGTTTGCCATACCCAAACTATCAAACAACTTTTGTCCAAAATCACCAGCTTTGGTAACATCACCCAATCTATCAAATCCTGCGGCTGCTGATCCAGCAGCGCCTTGTCCAGTTAAATTTCTAAACAAACTTCGTTGCTGTTGATTGCCAGAAGCTACTTCTCTGGTTAGATCATTAATAGCTGACTGTGTTTGTCTGTCGTTGCCTTCTACACCTGTGATTGCATCTCTGATTTGCTGACTCACACTCAATATACTTTGTTGTGTGTCTTCCATAGCAAAATTAGGCACCTCTATGGGTACTGCCCTACCACCAATTGGGATTTGAATTACTGCCATTAACTGCTCACTTAACTCAGATAAATACTTTTATATACAGTTATTTATAGGCGAAAAAATGTCAAATAATCCACTAGCAAATTTCTATCGAAATAAAGAAATATATGTCAAATTGCCCACACAAGGCAAATGGTACAAAAATCCTCCCAAGCTAACAGAGGATGGTGAAATTGGAGTGTATCCCATGACACTGCAAGATGAAATTCGCATGAACATTCCAGACAGTTTGTACAACGGTGAAAGTTTGTTTGAGCTTTTTCAAAGCATTTGTCCTGACATCATCGATCCCTATGAAATTGCTATGCCAGATGTAGATGTACTGCTACTAGCCAGTAGAGCTGCAACCTACAACAAAAAAATGACAATCGAAACACAGTGTACTCACTGTGAGATGTGGCAAAACTATGATTTAGATCTTGCACAAATACTCAGCAAAGTCCAAATACATTTAGAAAGATCACCTGTTGAAATTGACGGTTTGCAAATAATGATCAAACCCAATACACTAAAAAGTATTGCAGCAAACACATTAAAAACTGTAGAAGTTGCTAAAATGCTCAGTGCAATCAGCAATGAAAGTGTAGTGCCTGAAAGTCTAAATAGTACTTACAAAGAAAGTATTGAGATAAGCACCGCAGCTACAATTGCAATACTAGCAGACGCAATTGAATATGTACAAATACCCAATGGAGAAACTGTAACAGAAATTGAACACATCATTGAATGGTTACAAAACAGTAACAGAGGAATAATACAAAAACTCAGCGACGAATGCGAAACAATGAATCAAAATGGATTGGAAAACAAATTTACATTTACGTGTGCTAGCGAAGATTGTAACAAAACATTTGAAGGTAAAGTAGAGTTTAATCCTAGTTTTTTTTTCGACAACAGATCCATAGAGCAGAGACTGCAGAACGTATCCAACAAATAGTTGAAGAAATGGACAATCAGCGCAAACAGTATAGAACTATTGTGAATCAATTAGCACTATATTCGAACGGAAGTTACACAGTTCAAGACATGTACAACATGACGTTTCCTCAACTAGAAGAAATCCAGGATGTGATGAAACAGAAAATCGAAGCAGAAAAGCAAGCATATGAAACTGCAAGAGGAACTAATCGTAAAACATTTTAATGTTTCTTCGAAGAGCTAACGCTCATCGTCAAACTCATTTCATTTCGTTTGATATTTCTTTCTTTGAATAATTATTTTTAATGATTACGTTATTACCCTGTTTTCAGTCGCACTTAGCCTGTTTACGGCCAAGTGCAAAAAAAAAGCTAAGGTCATTACCCCGCTCCCAAGCGCACCGTTATTAGCGAAACCATATAGGCAGAGGCGGTTGTGCTCGACCCCTTTACTCGCCGCTTTCAACGCAGGCTACTAAATCGCAAATAACGGCAACTGATCTAGTAATACCCGTGGGTTGTAATAGCTCAACAGAGCCCACTCTTTTGGTTCATGTGCCTCAGCAAGATCCGACGGTGCGAAAGGTCGCACAGACTCAATGCTTATAATTGAGAGGCTATGTTATGACTGGTGTCTAGTTAGTGATTCAACAAGTGCCTTAGATCCGCCTACACGGACATTTATGATGCCATTATAGTATTCATCTGTTAGTAATACTTGCCTGTCGAACTGTTCTTTGGCTTCTAAGTAACTTAGTTCGCCTCTGCTAGTGCAGTAGTACAGTATTTCTCTTGTAAATTTTTCAGGGCCTAGTTCTTGTACATCTGCGTTCAACGTGTCACTGCTTCCCCAATAGGTCTTCCAGTCACTTTCTTTTGTTGATCGTCTTTTGTTTTTTCTGCCTTTGAGAGGTTTTTTAGTTACTTTAAATTGAGCCAGTTTTTTGCCAATGTACTTTTTTCCGTTCGTTAGATTGGTAATGAGATATACGAATCCAACATATTCCTCAGGTATTTGTTCAACGATTTTGCCTTGATAAGTCCATTGCATGTTAGTATATAGCAATTACTATATATGCCGACAAAGCGAAAAGTCAACCTAAAAATACCTTTTTTTCAAGATTTCCCAAGTTTGTTTGTAACCGTTGTCAATCTGGTGATAATGTGTGCTGGCTTGTGCCGCACTGTGATCATTACCGCCTGGAAAACAGTTGTCTCCAAAAAAGATAGTTTGTGAACCTTTGTAATCGTTAAGCACTTGTCCTTTGTCACAACCTACTGGAAAAATATCAACACTTGTTTCTCCTGCTACTTGTGCAACTACA